TGATGGTGCCCTTGTTTTCAGCGGCATAGAAGACGCGAGCACCGGCCTCCTTGCCATACTGTTTGGCCATCGCGGCCTTGATCTTCTTGCCCTTGGCGTTCAGTGGCATGTCAGCACTTCCATGCTCGCAGGCTCTTATTGATCCTGCTGTTGGGGTCATTGGCCGTCTTGGCCGACGTGAGCTTCTTCTTCATTCCGGTCATTCTGGCACAGAAGCTGTCCCGGCGCGAGCCGCCCTCGGGCTGAGGGGCTTTCAACCCCGGTTTCCCGGGGTTGGCCTTGTTGTAGCTGGCTCGGCCCTTGGCATTTAGCCCGCCTTTCGGGTTCTTACCTTCCTTGCGGGTCCATGCTGGTGACTTGGCCATCTCATCATCACCCGTAGTATACGTTTATGGAATCCAAGTTATCCGCGTAAACGTAGATTCCAATATTGGCCAGTATCCCGTTGCCCGGAATAGAAAACCCGTTGAAGAACACGTCACTCGCAGCCGTATGGTAGGTCGACAACCACTGGGCAGTATAACCCTTTTGAGTGCCGCTAACGTACCTACACACTGTAGAGGTAGCAATCGTACCGCTATTGATGTCGGTCAGGGTGAACGTGTCTGTGCCCGTGACTGTAATCTGGTAGTTTCCCGGAGTGGCAATTACCCCGCTGGCCTCTTGAAAAGAGATACCAACAGTGTTGCCGGTCTTGAGCCCGTGGGCGCTCTTGGTCACGGTCACGGTATCGCCGCTGCGCCCATAGGTGGCAGCCGTTGGGGCTACAGCAGTGTCCCAAATTTCAAGCAAGCCAGCTGTAGTACCGGCACCTACAACGTCAAACGCTTTTACGCGTGCTCGACCCTTAAAGATGAAGCCGCTACTATGTAGATGGCCACTCCGTACATCAGTATCATCCATCTAAGCCTCCTATTAGGCGTCGTAGCCAAAGATTTCGATCAGCAGACGACCTGCGGTGTAGGCCGCGTTCGAGGTGCCCTGACCAACGAGGTAGAGGTACTGGTTGGCAGCGATGGTGCTGCCGAAGGCCGCGGTGCCGAGGGCGAGCGTGCCAGAGTTGATGATCTGGGTTTCAGTCAAGGTCGAGATTGCGACGTCCTCAACGCCCGTGCCTTCGGTAGCCGAGTACAGGTCGATGTCGGTGTCGCCACCAGCCGGGAGTTCATAGCATGTCATGCGGACACCGAACACGGTGCCGTTGTCGGCAGTCGTGACGCGAGCAATGTAAGCCACGCCCGCACCGTCAGTACCAATGATGTCGCCAGCCGTGCCACCAGAGTTCAACCCAGTCAGGTCGATCATGATCGAGGTGGTGACAATGCCGTTGTTGCGAGCGACGGAGGTCTCGTAGACCGTACCCGTACCAGCGGTGATGCCGACACCTGCAGGGTTTGCGATGCCGAAGCCGAACGAGCCGGTGAGGGTTTCGACCCCGGTGGTGGGGTTGACAGAGATGGTCTGGAAGCCGTTTTGCGAACGGACGGGACCGCTGAAAGTAGTATTGGCCATGGTAGTACCCCTTGCACAAGGATTCGCCGCGCAGTCTGTGCATCGTCAGGTCGGGCGTCCTGTCTGCGTGGCTGATGTTACCCTGCGCCCAGTGTACATCATGGGGCAAAAAGTTCCAATGAACTTTTCTATTCGGCCTCAGACAGCAGTAGGTACCTTGCGGCCCTGACGATGACATCATGGTCGTCCTTTAGTAGGCCGATGGCGCGATTGCAGTTGTGGCACAGGAGCCCACGGATAGTCCCGGTTCGGTGACAGTGATCGACGCACAGGTGCGTTTTGCCTTTCTGCTCACATCTGCAGATTGCACACACGCCCCCTTGAGCAGAAAGCATTACATTGTAGTCGTTAAGATCGATTCCGAAGTGCTTCTTCAGGGTGGTGTTCCTGACGCGCTCAGGCTGCCTTTTCCTGTATTCGCGCATGTACGCCGCCCTGTCTCCGTCGAAATACCTCTCAGACCACACAAAGTTGTCAGGACCAATCGGCTCATGCGGTTTGAGGCGGCGCAGGCTGTGCCTATCTGAAGGCCTGTCTCCGACACTCGACGCAAATGTCCAGAAATCCGAGGACCACGCCTCGACCATCCCGTACCTATTTTTGTTCTTGTGCCAGTTCCAAAGCCCGTAAAGCGGATGCTTCTCACGCGATCCCCAGTCTGATGGTCTCATCTAATTCTCCAATGCAAAGGGGCGAGGTTTACCCCCGCCCCCTCATTATCCTTTCGGATTGTACGGTGTGTCAACCGTAATTATGCCCCGGGGCACCCATACATGCCCAGAGGATCGCTGACACCGAAGGAGTAGCGTTCACGAGCCTTGTAGCGCACGTTTCCGGTATCAAAATCTCCGTCCATCGAGGTCGACATCGCGGTACGCACGAAGTGCTTCATGCCATTCGGGATGTCGGTGGTGATGTACCAAGCGTCAGCGTCCGTGAGGTAGTGGTTCACACGGTAGCCTTGCGGGATCGAGCCGTTCGACTTGAGGGCGTTGAGGTCGTTGTCAGCGGTGCCGACGCGGAGCTCAGTTTCCAGCAGGCGAGTGGCCACGAACATCAGCGACGGCGGAACGATCAGCTTGCGCGGGCGAGCGGCGATCAGCAGGCCACGTTCGTCCTTGAATGCAGCGATGTCGATCACAGCCTGCTCGAGGGCAGTCTCGTTCAGGTCAACGTCAACCGACGGGCGGTTGGAGTTGGTGCCGCCAGCAACGGTCGGGTGCGCCGTGTTGAACAGGGTCACACCGTCGCCCGACTGGAACGTGGTGAAGCCCGTGTTCAGCAGCGAAGCAGCCTTCACTTGCTTGGTGTACGCCATGGCGCGAGCCAGCGCCTTGGTGTAGCGAGCCGACAGGGAGTCATAGAGGTTGTCCTCCATGGCTTCCTCGGTGATGGAGAAGCCCATCGCCACGGTCTCGTGGTTGTAACGAGCAGTGAACGATTCCTGCGCGTTGTCGTAGGTGATCGCGGAGCCTTCCGGCTTGACGGGGGCAGCCCCGAAGCCCGACAGCTTCACTTCTTCTTCGAACGAACGCTCCGAGGTTTCAGTCTCGTAAATCTCGGCATGCTCGTTCTCGTACTTGCCGTACTCCAAACCGAAGAGGGCATTAAGCCCCGGCAGGAGTTCTTTAAGGGCCTGTGCGCGTGAAATAGCCATGTGTCAGCCCTCCTTAGACGCCAACAGCAGCGGTGAGCTGCGTGTAGTTGAGTTTGACGACCAGCAGCGGGAACGAGGTGCCAGCTTCGTCGCCGCGGGGGCCACCGACGTAGTCGATGATTCGCAGCGGAAGGTTGGCATCGGTGCCGATGGTGGACGCATCGAGTGCGACTCGCGAGGCTTTGAACGTGGTGTTCACCGCACCCTGCACAATCGCGGCATTCTTGCCGTAGATGTCCAGCGAGTTGGTGATAGCCTCGTCAGCCTGCACGACGTACAGTGCCTGCGGATCGTCAACGACGAACGCCAGAGCGTCCGATGCAACGGTCCCGGTCGGCCACATGTTCGAGAACGTGATCTGGCCAGTCGAGGGGTCGGTGTACGAGCAGCCAGCAAACACGCCGAGCATCGCGATATCGGTCGAGGTATCGCCCGTGCCGGTCTGCTTGGTGATCGTGGTCGAGGTGCCATTGTCAACGAGGTTGACGATGTCTCCGGCGGCGATGTTGACGGCGAGGCCCGAGGCGATGGGGTACTGGCGGAAAACCTCCAGCGAGCCATTGTCGAGACGGCCAGTCACACGCAGACCGAAGGGTGCATTAACGGAACCCATTGGTTCTCTCCTTCAGTGATCGGAGGGTTAGCCCCTGCCGAATGTGGTTTTGGTTGAACGCTCGGGCCGAAGCACCGGCATTCGGGGATCGCTTTCGCGGAGGTAGCTATTGTCAACAGCATCCATCTGGGCCTTGGCCTGATCTAGCTGTCCAACCGTGCGCTCATCCGCGAACTCTACGGGGATACTGCACAGGAGAAGTCCGCCGACCTCTAGGTTTTCAGGGAACCGAGAGTTGTGGTCGGACATGATGTGCAGCTCGGGGAAGTCCTTTGCCAAGCAAGGGGTATAGCCCTCACGGAAGCGGCTAGAGACGTTCTTGTTGTCCTCGTTGCCCAGTGTGGAGGTGCGAACCCAACGGAATTTAAGGCCGTCACGGGGCTCGGGGGTCGGGAGGAGAGATTGGCGTTGCCATCCTTTGCGACGTTCTCCGCCTTCACGAGTTGTGAGCGCTCTGGGGGTACGTTCAGACATTGGATGCATCCTTCAAGAGTTGCGCCGCGTATTGTTGAGGGCTCAGCCCAAGTCGCTTGGCGAGTGCGACCTGAGTGGAGGTGAGCGCCACCTTGCGTGGTGTTTGGCCGGATGTACGTCCGGCTGGGGCCACCACGTTGCCAGCCTGCCGCCGCTGTGGCTTCACCTCTTCTGAGGCGTCGGCAAACCGTTCTGGGAAGGCACGGCGAACCGCACCATCAATCTGAGAATAATACTGATCCGTGTCTGGCGCAACTCCCGAGCGAACCAGCTTTTCATGAACGCCCATGGCAAGGGCGGTGATGTCCTCATCGCCATTACGCATGAACCAAGGATTCTTCTGCGCCCACTCTTGCGCCTTGCCGCTTGGCGGCTGCACGGTTGGCTTTTGCGGCTGGGGGGCAGGGGCCTGAGCCTGAGGCTGCTGTCGCTGTGGCGGGCGATAGGAGTTGATACGGTACTCCTCGTTCTTGAGCTCAGACATCCTCGCCTGAGCGTCGGCCATCGCGTCGGCGTCACCAAGCTCATATGCGGCCTTGAACTCGGCCTTTACCTTCTCAAGCTGCATGGAGAGGCGCTGCTTGGCTTGGTTCACGAGGACGCCCTCGCCCTCCTGCAGCATACGCTGAAGCCGAAGCTTCTCCTCGTACTCGCGCTGGGCAAAGGCGACAGCCTCCTCGCGGAGCCGTGATGCTTCCTCCTTGGCGCGGCGCTCCTCGTGGAACTCGTACTTCAGCTTCTTGATGCGTTTCTGCACGGATTCGGAGTAGGAGGCGATCTCATCGTCCTCCGGGACATCAGGCTCAGCGCCATCAGGGCGTCGTGCCTTGTCGCGATCAGGCTCTGGAGTGTCATCGATGATCTCGACCTCGAAGTCGTCATCATCCTCGATCTGTTCTGCTTGAGTATTCATGCGCGGCTATACCCCCGTGGGTCTTCGACGACAGCCTCTACGGTGTCATCATTGATGAGACGGAACTCCTTGCCCATCACCTTGAAGCGGGTGCCTGAGTAGGAACGGAAGATGACGAAGTCGCCCTCTTTGCACCAAGGGCCAGTGGGAAACCTGTTGGCGTCGGCATAGGCCTCGCTGCCAACCTTCAGAACGTAGCCAATCAGGGACGCAGTCTCCTCTGCGTTCCGGCGTTCATCGGGGATGAAGACCCCGCCTTCGGTCTTTTGACTGACCTCGGGGATCGCAATGAGAATGCGATAGCCCTTTGGGTCTGGGAGCTTGGCGCGAACATCGTCGCCAGCTATGGTCTTGTCGGTGTACATTTCTTCTCCAGCAGTGGTTTTAAGGCCCACCGTAGCCTGCTGCTCAGCCCGACAACGACACGCTAGATCATTTTACATCACGTTTCAAGGAACCTCTTCTCGACGTCCCTGATATCGTCCTCCACCTTCTGAAGGGCGGAGTACTCACCAACGGCACGGCAGTAGTCCTCGTAGGACTTTGCGCCACCACCCGCGAGAAAAAGTTCAATTGAACGTTTCTGCTCCCCGGTGCGGTGCAGGAGGATTTCGACGAAGTCTCCGTCCATCACTGGCCTCCGCCGGGATTGGTGGTGAGCTGCTTGGCGATATCGATGCCAAGGCGGATGCCCTCGTTCTTATCCTGTCGCTTGGCGTCTTCGATTTGAGTCGCAACGCGAACGCCGATGCGGGCACCCTCGCGACGGTCCTCAGAGCGAATGCGCTCGCGCTGGACGTCGATGTTGCCCTCCATGCGCGCAGCATCAAGATCAAGCTTTGCCCTCTCGATCTCGAGCTTGCCCATGACCTCGGCCTCTTTGATCTCCAGCTCTTTTTGCTGCATTTGGGTGAGTGGGTCCTGAGCCTGCTTCTGTGCCTCTGCCTGCTGAACCTCAGCTTGGTTCTGCTGCATAAGCTTCTGAGCCGCCATTGCGACAAGGCGGGAAAGCTCGACCTCGACATCCTCTGGGAGAGGCGCATCCTCAGGCGGCAACTCGACACCGAGACGCTTCTCGATCTCCTTGCGGTACTGCATCGCCACATGCTCGGTGATGTGTGCCGCCATGGCCGATTGGATTGCAGAGGCGAACGGGGACTGACCGACCATCTGCTGAATCTTCGGGTCCTGCATCGCAGCCATGTGGGTCTGGATGTGAGCGTCGTGGTCTTGGTACAGGAACGCCTTTACGGGCTCCTGCTTCAGCATGGCCATGTTCTCGCTCACGGGGTCCTTCGGCTTGATATCACCCGGGAGCTTGATGATATCCGCGGCATCTTGGATGCCGAGAACCTCGAGCATGTTCCGGTGCAGCTTGCCCATATCGTAGAGCTGTGGTGCCTGCTGAGACATCTGCAGCGCGGCTTGGTACTGCATGACCCGCTGGGCCATGGTGGCCGCGTTGGGGTCGGAGACCGGGATAACATCAACACGGTCGTCAAAGTCCTGCAGGCGATTGAAGTCGCCATCCGGATCGTACTCGTACTTCTCATCCATGAAGTCCTTGACGATGCCAGCGATGAGGCGGAGCTCCTTGTGCATCGACGCGTGGATGCGGGCTTGAACGCCAGACATGACCTTCATGTTGCGCTCGAGGAGTGCAAGGGTTGTGCCAACCGGTGCCTGAGCATTCATGTCGCTAATCTTCACGTCAGCAACGGAGCCGATGCGACGACCCTCCTCGACGAGATTTGCCAAGAGCTGGTACAGGACGCTCGATGGCTCCTTGTAGGGGAGGAACGTGATGGAGTCACGGATCGATCCGCTCGGCACATCGACGTCACGGAACTCGCCGGGACGCAGCGGAGTGTTGTCGCCCTTGATGCGGAGACCACGAGCCTTGAGGCCTGCCGGGAGGTTGGCAAGGGTGCCAGCGTCGATGAGCTGACGCAGGATCGAGGTGGCCGACTTGGTGAGGCCACCGATCAAATGGATCAGGCCGATGCCATAGAACCCCATACCGGGCAGGTAGCAGTACGGCACGAAGTGCATGCGCTTCTGCTTGTCATCGTCATCCTCGTACCAGTTCTTGCGAATTGACAGGATGGTGCGGGAAGACTTGTCGATGGTGATGACGTAGGGGCGAGCGATATCGTCGTCGTCGTTGAACCCTTCCGGCATGACCATCTCAACATGCATCTCGAGGAGCATGTAGCGGTCGTCACCATTGCCGGTGTCCTCGACGCCCTGAAGGGTATCGTACTTCTCTTGGATGTCGCTCTTCTCGAGAGACGGGTCAGGGAGCTCCACGTCGCGGTAGAAGCCGCTCGCCTGCAGCTTCATGATCTCGGTCTTGGTCTTCCGCATGACGTGCGTGTACCGCTCGCAGTCAGAAAGATTCGAGACGCCGTACTGGACGACGAAGTCTTCTGCCGGGACAAACGTGGACTTTGGAACCCTGCGGACGGGGTCATAGTGCACCTTCTTGAAGGCGCTGCCTGCGAGAGACAGGCGGAACAGCATCTGCTCCGTCTCTTCGCGGTAGTCCTGCATGCGCTCGGTGATGAGATAGTTTAGCTCATTCTCGACGCGAGTGGCCTGCTGAAACTTCTCGGTGGTCATCTTGCCGAGGATTTTGGTGCGAGCAGGGCCTGATGCCGGGTAAATCTCACCCATGGCCTGCGCTTGGAAGTGGATCGCAGCCTCGGTCAGCATCGGGTGGAACACGCCAGATGCACCCTCCCAAGGCTGGGTGCGGTCCTCAACCTTC